AGCGAGAGAGAAGAAAGTCTTTCCAGTAGAAGACTCTCCAGCAATAGCAGTAATCTTATTCCCAGATACACCACCAAATACACTACCTGAAACCAGTGCGTTAAAAATGTACGAACCTGTGTCCACATAAGTTTCAGTCTCGTCAATATCTGATGCTAACTTAGTAAAGTCATCACCAATTTCTTTTACAATATCTTTAAGAAAATCCATCACGCTACCATCCCGTACTGTTCACGAAGTATTTTTTTATAGGGCAAACCTTGCTCTCGTAGTTCTTTTACAAGTTTAAGCTTTTGATAAAGTGCAACGTCTCCACCAAGAGTCATTGCATTAATAATTTTATTCAGTTCTTCGTCATTAATAGGCAAGTCCATCAAGCAAAAAAGGAATCAAGGTTTACAGTTTTTTCTACAGACCACCCAATTGAATCGAGAATAATCTTGAGCGGCTCTAGAAATGCTTTCTCAAATTGTAGGTCATAATCTATGTATTTGTCAAGGTTAAGTTCCTTCGGAAACTCCTGAATGAAAGAAATGATATTCTCATGAATAGTATTCGGTTTCTTCAGATAAATGAACTTAATCTTCTCTCCATTCTGAATAAGAGAGTATTTGTTTGTTAATTTGTTCTGCTTAATATAATGATTAAACAAAAGTGCTCCACGAACATGAATGGGAGTTCCTTTCATATAAATGTCAGAAGATGATTGATACTTTTGAACATCAGAAGCAGAGCGTGGAAATGAGATTTGTTCTGGAGGAAGTTTTCTAAACTCTTTACGGGCATTTTCAATAAAGTCAATTACTTCATCTTCAGTTCCGCTCATCATTAACTTCAGAGCATCCTTAATCATCTTGCGACAAGGAGCAGGAGTTGAAGATTTAACGGCTTCAATACCCATCATCTTGAGTTTTGGCTCTTCATATCGAACTCCTTCACTATCCCATACATTGAGAATGTAACGCTTCTTGGCAGTCCAGATTCCACGGTCAGCGATGTTCTCTCGCTTCATCTGCATCTTCTGATCGTATGCATTTACATACGTAGCCAATTCTTGGTAAGAACTTTCAATATACTTTTCAAGTTCCATTTGACAGATCTTATCAAGGAACGAAACAATGCCCGCAGTAGTTTTCTCTCTGCCTTGGAATACAGTGTCAACCAAAGGACCCATATTAAGATAGATGCTGTCAGTATCTGAGGCAATAACGTAGTCAACATCTTTCGTCTTAAGAATTTTGTTTAAGTATGTATTCATCTTACCTTCAATCCAACGAATTGAAACTTGACCGCTCAGAGTGATTGCTTCAGCATTCTCAAGTTTGTAGTATCGAAAATACTGATTACCAATGGCACCATAGGCAGAGTTAAGAGAAATCTTTTTTGCCATCTGAATGTTATTGCAGCGAGCAATCTCTTTTACCAGTTCTTTATTCTTGGTTTTCTCATACTCTTTCTTTGCCTCAATCATCTTCTTCTTGAAGATAACACGGTCCTGATACATCTTCTCCATCAACTCTGGGAGAAATCCACGAATATCTTTACGGAACATTGCACCATTGGCGCAAACCGCATAATCCTTATATAGCTCAAAATTTATTTCGTTTTTAAGTATTCTATCAACAGTCGCTGTTGGGTGCCTCTCCTCCAGGAGCGTCTCTGGGGAGATGTTGTACTGCATAATAAGGTGAGGGTAGAGACTATTAAGGTCAAAAGAAACAACCCAGTCATACTTTCCAGGAATCGGTTCCTTGACATATGCACCTGCATATTTTTCATCCTTCTTAGATTTATTCTTAGGAGGAATAACAATGTTACGTTTCTTAAGATAGTTGTAGATGATATTATCCCACATCCTTACCTGATAGAACACATCCGCATAGTTTACCTTTGCGTCATATGCCATCGTAAGTGCGAGTTCAATCAGTTTCATCTTGTCTTCCAAACGGTCAACAAGTTCCACGTCAACAATGTTGTACTCAATAAACTTCTGCCAACCTTGAGTATAGAAGTCCTTAAAGGTATCAAACTCAGAGTGGTCCAGTTTCTTTTGGCCCAGTTCTACTTCAGCGATATAATCAAGACGATATGATTCCTGTGCCTTATAAGTGAATTTCTTATAAAGGTCAAGATAGTCTAATTGTGTCAGGCCACCAACATCAAATGTTGTGTGCTTACGGCCATTGATATAAATCTCACCTTCAGTAACCAATCCCCAGTTAGAGAAACGCTTCATCAGTTTCTCACCAAGGACACGATTGAGTCGCTTACAGATGTACGGAATATCATACAATTGAATATTCCATCCAGTCACAACATCAGGGACATCAACCATCCAATAGTTAATAAAGTGATTGAGAAGTTCATACTCACTAGGACAGTGATGGTATGTAACATTACTCTGTTTGTTATTAAATGGTTTTACGCCCCAAGTAACAATCTTCTTGGTAGTGTAATCTTGAATAGTAATCGCAAGGATCTCTTCAGAGCAAGACTCTACATCAGGAAAACCCTCTTCAGAAGCCACCTCAATATCCAGAGTTACAAGTTTGATTTTACTAATGTCAAACTTGATTTCATCCTCTGAATATTTTTCAGAGATGTACTGATAGATGTATCTGTCGTTTCCAAAAATTTCAAATCCATCAATCTCATCATATTTTTTGTAGAACTCACGACAATCCCGCACAGTTCCCGGATTGATTGGCTCTACTGCTTCTCCACCTAATGTTCTATACTTAGAATCTTTTTTTGTCTTTACAAAGAGAGTTGGGAAGAACTCATCTCTCGTTTCAAATCTTTTACCATTCTCTACCCCACGAACCAAAAATTGATTTCCAATCAACTGAACATTAGTGTAAAATCTCATTCCTTAATCAAGTCCTCATATTTTTCAAGTAGAGTTGGAGTTGGATCCGCTAGTGTAAGAATCTTATCCGAACTCATCATAAATGTATCTTGCTTTGTATATCCTAGCAAGAAAGGTTCTAGTGCCTGATGCTCTTTGATAACAAATGGATTGATTAATTTGCAATCAGGTTCCCCAATATCAGCACCAACTTCTTCAATTTGACTTATCAGGATCTGAGTGTTCGTCAGAGCTAGAATCTTTATCATTTTCTTTTCCATTTTTGAGAACGTCTTCCATATACATTTGAGTTACATTATCTAGTGGTTCGACCATGGTTACCACCCAATCTGCAGGAATTGGCACTGTTTTATCCTTACTTAAGGCAATCCATGGATACATACCAACTCTAAAAGATTTTGGAATTGTTTCGTCTTCCAAGTTCTCTTCAGTTTTAATTTTAACAATACAGGGTTTGTTTAAGAAATAACCAATCACTTTTGGACTACTTTCTTCACCAACAACCATCTCTTGAACGTCTGAAATGACTTCCTCACCAGACTTTAAAAGAATAAGTTTGATCGACATTTTTATTTTATGGCTCCATCCAGTATAACAAGAAAAAAAGGAGGAGTCAACCTGGATTTTGCCAGGTGCTCCTCGCGCCGACGATATTCAATTGTATTTAGTCTCCATTTCCACCACCATTACCAGCACCACTTCCTGGATTGACAGGAACTGCTCTACCAGCACCAATATTAGTTACCTTACCTTTGTGGTAAACTTTATGTGGTTTTGCTGCTGGGTATGAAATTGTTTTTATTTCACTAATGAACTGCTGGAAGGTTTTCATTTTTTATTTTTATTTAGAGATAATCCTTTCGCTTGTGATGATCGGGAACAATCTTTCCAAGAGTGATTGTCAGAAGCCCATCCTCAAAATCAACTGATCTAACTTCCGTGTCATCAGAGAGCGTCCAGGCTCGTGTAAATGACCGTTGAGCCAGACCTTTGTGGAGATAGTTGGAGTCTGTTTCCTTATCTTCCTTCTGACCTTCCACAAAGAGTTTGCCATCTTGCGTGTAGACATAAACCTCCTTCTTCTTGAATCCAGCAAGTGCTAGTTCTAATCTAGATTCCACATTATTTACTTGAACCAGGTTGTAAGGAGGATAGTTTGATGTAGTTTCGTGAAGATGAAACAAGCGATTGAAATACTCATCCATACCAATACTGTTGCGGGTGATTTTGTCCATGAGTCGGTCCAAATCCGCAGCATTATACTTCATGAGATTAGTCATTATGGTAGCTCCTTTTTAAAGCGAGTTTGTGTTGTGTGGATCCCGAAGGCATCCAATACTATTTAACAACAAAACGAAAAAGAGAGGAACGGTAAAAACCGAACCTCTCTTTAGGGTGTTCCGACTTTTGTAGAGTGCCGCACGAATGGCACATCTTATTTATTCGGTTTCTACTGCTTTTCCTTTCTTACCAATATTATACTTCTGCTCAAGAATCCAATCACCTTTGTCCTTATAAGCAAGAACCTTAATCTGGTTAAGTGGAGCAATGTCAGAAACTGACTCTTCTTTAACAACCGTAATCAATCCCCAGTCGGCAAGAAGACGAACAATACGGTTGCGACGCTGAACGTCATTCACAGTAAGATTTGCATGTTTGCCATCAAGAGCAAACAGTTCCTTAAAGTGAACGATGAAGTATCTACCTTGCTTAT